ATGCATTATAAAAACGGAAATGGAGGCACACATTGACAGAGGTTGTAGTGGCCCTACTTATGTTTGTAGGAGCAGAAATTAAGGAACACAGAATACAGATGGAGGGAATGGCTCAGTGCTTACGAGGTAAGCGTCATGCGGAGAGACAATATACGCCAAATGTAACTTACAAATGTATTAAGACTAAGGCTGAATTAGAAAAAAATATTGATGGCTCTATAGCTATTAAAAAGATAATACTTGAATAATCATGAAAAAAGAAAACGCATTACAACGAATAGATTCGCACGAAAAATTATGTAGGATTATGCAGAAACAAACACATGAAAGAATTTCTAGAATAAAAAAACAAATTGATAGGATTGAAAGTATTTTATTAGTATCTGTAGGAGCATTGATTACAGGTATGTCATATGTTATATTTACTTTAGTAACTAAATAAAAGGTAGGAAATTATGCAACTATCAAAACATTTTAAACTTGAAGAAATGACTAAGTCAATGACCGCAACACGTAAAGGTATTGACAATTCGCCAGGTTCAGGCGATATAAAAAATTTGGAAAACGTATGCTACGAAATATTAGAACCAGCTCGTGCACACTTTGACAAACCAATAACTATTACATCGGGCTACAGAGGCGCTGTGTGAGGCAATAGGATCGAAAAAGACGTCGCAGCATGCAAAGGGCCAGGCGGTTGACTTTGAAATTGCAGGTGTGCCAAACATTAAGATAGCTTACTGGCTGTCTAATAACGTAGATTTTGATCAACTTATACTAGAATTTTACAATCCTAACGATCCAGCAGGTGGCTGGGTGCACGTTAGCTATAACGAAGCAGGTGCAAACAGAAAACAAGTACTAACTTATGATGGGAAAAGCTATGAAAACGGCCTCCCAGACATGAAATGGGAAGGGGGAAAAGTAAAAGGATGAGAGCATTTTTAAAAGAGATAAGAAAATTTGTTAATAACCATCATGGATATATACTTTTAGCAATACTTATCATATTAATACTAGACAGTGGAAAACTACTTTAAAAAAGGTTTTAGTTCAGAAGTAACACACGGCGTTTGTCCGACGTGTAAAGAACCAACTATGTTAATATCTATAACAAAAGATTTTTATAGATGTATTACATGTGGTTCTGATTTAGAACAGAAAATAAATGGTGTAATAAGCTATATACCCAGAATAGAAGTAAAACCTGAGGCATAATGGCTAAAGCAAAAGGATTATACGCAAAACTACCACATGAGCCTATATTTCACAAAACTTCGATTGGACGTCACCCTAGTTTATGCAAAATGAACAAGCATAAACGCAGGCAATTTAAAAAATATCGTGGGCAGGGAAAATAGGGGTTGACAAATATCCTATAAAGTACTATATTACATTTAAGGCTCCTGGGTATGAGCCTAAATAACTGCCTATAAAGAATATGAAAGGAAAAATATGACAAATAATCTAGATAGAAAAATAGACGAATTAGAATTATCTATTCGTGTTATGAGTGGTCTAAAGAATAATGAGATTGATACCATTGAAGACCTAGTTAAATTAACTGAAGGAGAAATACTAAGAACTCCAAATTTTGGGAGGAAATCTTTAAATGAAGTTAAAGAAGTTCTTTCTAATATGAATTTAAAACTAGGTATGACAGAAGAAGAACGAAAAAAAGATATTCCTAAAAAACACCCTAATTTATGGAAAGAGTTTAATTGGGATATTATTGCAAAAAGTCAGGAGGCGGCGAATAGGTCACTTAATCGTATTACTACTCAGCATCAATATACCTATACACAGGTAGATGATTACTTTGCCGAACATAGAAAAGTTATGGATTTTTATGAAAAAGCTTTAAAGGAATTATTTTAACGTGAAAGAAATAAACATAAAAATAAGTAATATATCTCAAAAGCAATGGCCATTATTTTTAGTTGAATTAAATTTAATGGCTAAGGCTTGGAGGAAATATGGTCCATTGGTAGATATTAAAGCTAAAAACTTTGATAAAATTATTAAGTGGGGCAAGAAAAAACATGGAGATACTTCAGAGGATTAAGTAGTTGCTTCAGGATATTGTGTACATCTAAATGTAATAGATATTCCAAGCTTATTGACTTCCTCTGGACCAATTTCTTTTAGTTTTCTAGCGGATTCTTCATACCCAAAAATACTACATGAATATGGATCTTCAAATGTTTCGTGCCATGTATACGGCGGCATACAATCACCAGCTGCATAACTACACATTAATAAAGTTAATACGATTTTCATCTTGACATTCCTCTAGAAATTTATATATTATCCTATAAATAAATAATGAAAGGAAACTATATCATATGACCGATATAAGCAAATATAAAAATGTATCTTTATCAAAAGATACTTACACTAAGATTGACAAACTTAGACGCGTAATCGTACCAAATACGATTGTAAGTCGAAGTCAAACAGTAAATATTTTAGTAAACGAAAAAGTAGAAAAACTAAACGGTAAAATAAAGGAGAAATAATGTTTAAAATATCAAAAGAAGAAAGACAGGTACTTTTGAAGTATTTACAAAATAGACCTTATGCCGAAGTGTTTCAATTGATTGCATTACTTGTAGGATTAAAACCTCTTGAAAATAAAAAGGAGGATAAAAAAGAAAATGGTAAAAAACCTGAAAGGGTGGTAATGTAATGGAAAATAAAATCTGTCCAAGATGTAAAGGCAACGGGTTTTTTAAAGTAAAAGAAAGTGTAGAAAGACAAGTGGACGAAGTAGTACAATGCCCGATGTGTAATTCGAAAGGAGAAGTACATGATAAGGAGTTTGATGAGTATTTTAATACTCACCTTCTGCTTAAGCCACTTAAAGGAGAAAGATGATAACTAAAGAAGATGTTAAAAGAGTCGTTCGAGGTCCTGCTGACCTTGAAGAAAGAATCGAGCAGCTAGAGAAACAAAAAGAGTTGCTTAAATTTCATTGCAAGAAGGCAGGAGCAAGGATCAAGGAACTGGAAAGAGATCGAGAATTCTTAAAAGGAGATATTGATCGTCTTACTGAAGATAAATATAACTTAGAAATAATAATGAAAGGAAAATAAAGATGCAAATTAAATTTGTAAAAGAAATACCAATAATCAATGGGACGTATAAAAAAGATACTCCCAATAAAGAGATTGGTTATCAAAAATGGCGTGTAAAAAAAACATATGAAGTAGAAATGGAATATGAAATCGTTGCCAAGACAAAAGAAGAAGCTGAAGAACTCTTTGAAAAAAAAGAGTGTATTAATGTTGGCAACGTTGATGATTATGGAGAAACCTTCAGAGAAACCATCACAGGTAGACATGTCAACGATCTGTCAGGTGATGAACCTGTGGAATGGAAGAAGATTGAAGAGTGTGTTCCACGTGATGATAGAGACATAGACACAGGTAAAAGATTCTTAAACTATGAAGATGCCGATTGGGTTTCAGATGATTATAAATGGGTTAAGAATGAAGATGGCACAAATATAACTAAGGAGAACTAATGAGGGATCCAAGAAATAAAGCCTTTGCACTTGTTTTTACGTTTCTAGCTTTAATGAGTCTTCTGTCCATATACATAATTATAAAAATATGAAATTTTCAGATAGAATTTTGTCTCTAGTTGTTGCGCTTAGTATGATAATATCTTTAGTTTTTATATCTATGATTTTTCATGATTTAAATGATCTTTGGAGTGCCTTAATAGATTATCAACAAATAATAAAATCTCAAAATGATAAAATTAGAGATTTACAAATATTAGTTATATCTAAGTTAAATATAGGTACAGGTGTATGAATGAGGTAGACGCAGCCTACATAGCAGGACTCTTTGATGGTGAAGGTAGTATCACTTACAAAAAATATAAAGAAAAAAAGAAAACTGGAACATATGATTGTTGGCGCATTGTTATGGAAATTTCTATGACAGATCAATCAGTTTTAATCTGGCTAAAAGAAGTTTTAGGTTGTGGCACTTTAAGAAAAAAACCAAGACCAGGACATAAGATGCAATGGCGCTGGAGATGCAGCTTTAGAGATGCATTTCACGTTTGTTGTATATTGTGGCCCTATGCTCATGTAAAATTAGATAAGATTCAACAGATTATCGCGCACTATTCTAAAAAGAAATTAAAAGAAGGCAATATAGTTGATTTAGAATATTATAGAATGTGGAAGAATGACAGAAAAGCAAAATAAAGAAATTACTTTATTATGGAGAGGAAACAAACTACCTTGTGAAGACTGCAAAGTTATGTTTACTAATAAACATGGAGTAAAGTATGAAGTTGAATTATCAAGATTAATTAGAGTCTTTAATAATAATATTTGGCAGAACAAGAAGAGTATTAAATGAATGATGAAACAAAACAATTGTTAGAAGAAATTAAAGTTTACCGAAATAAAATGGTGGCGCGTAATTATCCATTTCAAACCATTAGTAATATTATTACCAAGTGGGAGCATAAGAAAGATTTTTTAGAAGAAGCAGAAAAAGAAAGGAGAGAACTCAATGACAGTTATCAAGAATCAGTCAGACAAGCAAAAAGCAGAAAAGAATAAAGAGTCTGGAAGAAAATGGGATGGTAGATCTCGTCCTTCAAATGATCTATATAAGAAAAATTATGATAAAATTTTTCGAAAAGATGAGGAAGAAGAGAAAGATAAGGAGGCTGATAAACAGCGATAATGCTATCGATGTTGGTGTTGATGTTATGTTAATTGTATTTGATGTATTAAGTTCTCCAATTTTAATTGTTGTAAGAGTGCTACGTTATGCCTTCAATAAATTTATAAGAGGATATGTTATTAGAGGAATTAAGTGGGTATTAAATAAAATTATATGACCTGGGAAGAATTTAGAGAAAAAGCTAAAATAGTAGAAGAAGCCTTTGCCAAGAATCTGGAAAACCCAGTCTGGGCAAACGGTCATCAAAACCGTAGAGAACATTGGGACGTTCAAGGGATTTTAAATGGTGAACTTTTAAAGTTCGACATTAAAGATTTAAAAAAATTTAATCGTAAAGATCCCGAACCACAAGATGAAATGGCCTGCGTTGAGTATGTAGGTGTTGCAGGTTATCCTGGATGGGTACAAGGTGGAGCAGATTACATTGCTTTTAAAAGAAAAAAATATTCCTGGTTATGTGTGAACCGTCAAGAATTGTGGGATATGTTGAAGGGTAAGTTAGAAGAAAGAAACTATTCTGCATCTACGGGCCCCTGGTATGAGAAAGAACCTTATGCGACTTATGATAGATCTTATTTTGGTAAACAAGATAAATTTTGCTGGGTACCTTATGAAGATATTGAAAAATTAAAACATATAAAAATATGAAAAAAAGAATACATGTGAACATGCATCACATTCGACATAATAAAAAACATGGTACAAATAAACCTGTGATAACTGTTAAGACTTCTAAGTCTAATGATTATGGTCATAAGGTTGAGATATTAGGACCCAGTAAAGTTGTATATAGTCCTGACAAACCATTAAGTTGTGGTGCAAGAGTTTGGATTGAAACAGAAGCAGAGGTTAAAATAGCATGAAGTGGAATAAACTATATAAATATCCTGCTTCGACTCGAAGTACAGTAGAAGGTTTTCGAACTTACGATGTAAATGACGAAAAGCTACCAAGTGTTACGACTATTTTAGGCGCGACTAAGGACCAAGAAGCTATAGACTCGATTAATAGATGGAAGGCGAAAGTAGGCGAGGAGGCAGCGACAAGGATCAAGGATCAAGCGGCTGCACGGGGCACTAACATGCACTTACACTTAGAAAGACATATTACAGGTGAAGGCCATTTAGATTTAACGGAAGAAGGCAAAGTTGCAAAGGCAATGGCGGACACAATAATAGATAAAGGATTCAAGGATTTACAAGAAATTTGGGGATCTGAGGTAACTTTATTTTATCCAAATTTGTACGCAGGCGCAACGGATCTTGTTGGAGTTTATGATTATGAAGATAGCATTATTGACTTTAAACAGTCTAATAAACCGAAACGTAGAGAGTGGATAGAAGATTATTTCATGCAACTTGGAGCCTATGCCATGGCTCACAATACAGTTTATAAAACTGAAATTACTCAAGGAGTGATTTTAATGTGCACTCCAGATAATTATTTCCAAAAATTTCAAGTGAAGGGTAAAGAGTTTATAAGATACCAGCATAAATTTCTAGAAAAAGTGGATCAGTACTATAAAAAAATATCTCACGCGGGTGATGAGACACCCGCGTAAGTTGCAACTTACTGGCTTTTATTTACTTCTGTTTTTTCTACTTCAAAATAAGATGTGTTTATCATTCTTTCTAATTTTTCATCCCATTTTTGAACTATACAATAGAACATTTTATCGGCTTTATCCCAATTACAAACAAGCCGTCTTAATACTTTAGGGTCTCTTGCCATGCTTTCTCCTTTCTATGAAACTTTTTAATATTCATACTTCCAGTCTATAGGATAATGTAGGATAAGTCAAGGAACAAATTGTCGCAGCTATATGTTGTGTCAATCACTTTTTACGCGAAAATAACTATGGCAGAATCAAGGCAATTGTGTCAAGAATCAGGCGACAAGTGACATTTATGCAACAGTGACATTTATGCAACAGTGACATATATATCACAGGTGTGCGGGGATGTCGCACCCCATTTTACGCCATTATCACCTCACTATAGCTTTTTTAAAACATTGAAATTTGCAAAAAGGGTTTTCAAATCATGAGGTGATGAGGTGATTGAGGTGATCAGCAAGTAAAATCAACACTTTTTGAATACAGGGGCAAGGGGGAACTTTTATTTTCAAAAAACACATAAAAAGTTTAAAAAAAGCTATAGTAGTGTTATTAGAGTCTAATGATAGGAAATGCAATAACGTTGGCAATAAGTATGATGACAGAGAGCGAATTTTGGGATAAGTTCAACCGAAAGCATAATCCACAATTCTATGAAAAACTTAAAAAGAAGAAAACCGAGAAGAAGAAAACAAGTCGTTCCAAGTCAACCAAACGACATCCCGTATTCAAAGTACAGGATTGAGTGGACTGATGCGTTATCAGATTCTGGCTGGGCTGATGACAGAGAGTTTACTAAAATGAAATTAGCTAAACCAATCAATGAAGGCTGGGTATTTTCTAAAGACAAAGATGCAGTTAAAATATTTGCGTCATATGATTTAGATCCTACAACAAAAGAGATTACTTTTGGGGATCGGACGATGATTCCAACTTCTTGGGTTGTGAAGATGACGAAGTTGAGTTAGTATTTTTTACTTCTTCAGCATCACCATTAATAATTAATTCATTATCATCTAATACTTTTTTCATACGTGCTTCTAATTCTTCTCTAGTTAGATCATCTATCTTACCAGTTCTAATTATCTTCTGTTCAATATATAATCCTGCAGCTTTACCTCTAGCTATCTCCATATTTCCTGCAGCACTCCATGCACCTTTTTTCCTGGCCTCATCTCTAAGTTTTGCAAGTTCTGTTATGTGTCTATCATATGTGACAGCATATTTCTTTTGGTACTCTTCTCGGATATCTCCAATGTATTTAACTACTAGTGGATATTTTTTTGGACTCTGTAATTCTGATGCTGTGACTCTAGCTCTATCCTCTGAATATCCTGCTTCTTTGGCACATTCATAGCCAGTCATTCTACCTTCATTTGTCACCAATAGGTGAGCAAATTTCATTTGCATTTCTGTAAGTCTTTTTGGTAATCCCATATATTGACAAATACAGTAACATAGCGTAAAAGTCAATATTATGATAAGCGCGAAAGAATTAGCAAAGCAGTTGGATAACTTTTTAGTATCACCTACTTGCCAGAATGCTCGAATACAAGTTAAACTTCCACGTGGTGAGTTTAGATCACCTGATGGTCATTTTGACATTAAAAGTATTTCTCTCTTGCAAAATAATTTAATTGGAGCTAGAGAGACTCACCGAATTGTATTAGAAATTTCCACTGGCGAATCCTGGAAAATGGGAAAGCCTAAGCTGAAATTATAACAACATAATTACGGCAAAAAGTGGTAAAAAATGAGACTAGATTTTGGCAAGAAATTAAAAAACATACACCTAAAATTAATTGGACAAGGATTGAAAATACTAGCCTTCTCGGTACTCCTGATCTATTGGGGTATAATAATTCTGGCCACTTTTTTACAGTAGAGTTAAAAGTAACAAAGCGTAATAAATTAGTTTTCTCACCACACCAAATCGCGTTTCACGTGAAACATCCTGACAATACATTTATCATAGCCAAGTCCCTCGTCGCTGGACACGTGAAACTTTATGAGGGCAAAAAAATTTTGGATCTAGTTGCTTGCGGCTTGGAGCTTGATGCCTGCAGCGAAGGGCTTGAAGCTTGCCGCTTGCGACTAGAGGCAGTTTAGAATCATTCTAAGTCGGGGGGCCTGATTATGGACGGGCCCCCCCCGACGCTTGTTACTTGTCCTTTGTTATTTTAGTTTGATCCATAAGTTGGTCATCGTAATCTTTAAGCAATTTCCAAATCTCTTGAATCTGCTCGTCGCTGTACCACAGCCTGAGCACCGCTGCTAGTTGATCATAGTTAGTTTTCATTTTTCCTTTCTCGAGGCTAGGCGCTTTCGCGCCTAGCTTCTGGTTATTAATCATAGTAAGATTGATCCGAGTAATACTCGGGCCCGTGTTGACCCTCAAACACATGTGCTTCAAGTCTAGATAAATGTGGGTTGTCATCAGCAAATTGTGGGTGACGCTTCATAGCGGGTATAAGACGGTTCATAGCCCTTTGAACTTTGGCATCGGTATCAAGACCAACTTTGATGTCTTGAACCTTGCCACGAGCCCAATAAGACCAACCACCCTCTTCGTCTCCGCCGTGTTCACGGGTCGCGTGATAGATTGATATATATTTCATGATCCTAGAATATCCCATCAAGTATCTGGTGTCAAGCATTTTATTTAAAATTTTTTTTCTTGACAAAGGCGGGGGCTTGAGGTTGGGCGGGCCCACCCTAGATTTTTTTCTTGACAATCTCGGGGGCTTGATTATGGGCGGGCCCACCCAGCTTGATGCTTGACGCTTGTGGCTTGCTGCTGGGGGCTTGCGACTTGGCGGGCCCACCCAAGCTTGATGCTTGATGCTTGCGGCCTAGAGCTTTAAACTCTTTCCACCATTTTGGTGATTTAAATTCCATTGTTTATCCCTTCTGCTCGCTCGCTTGTTGGTTTTCAAAAATAATCTCTGTAAATACATCATCAGCATTTTCTAATAAAACTAAATCTAGCTCATGTAAAATATCACCTTCTGCCCAATTTGGACTTGCAAGTTTAAAAGATACTTCACCACTTGTAGTTTTTTCTAGTTTTTGTAGTTTAGTAATTAAATCTTTTACTTTCATATTATCCTTTCTGTTAGTGTAACTTCTTCCTGGCTTGATGCTGCTCCCTTAACCATTCAAAAAATTTGGTGCATTCTTCAATATACCATTTTGGCAGCGTCGCGTGGTCTTCTAAAAACCACGGCAACAGATCGCCGCTTTTAAGCCTTCTTTTTGCCATAACTTTTCACTTTCTCGACTATCGTGTCGGTTGTATTTAATTTGTAACATAATAAGCAATCTTTGCATTTTTGGCCAGTACAGTTCTGTTTATCTTTGTGTATATCTTCCTGTACATTATTAAAAGTTTTATCAAAAAACTTAGGCGGCTTGCTAAAGATATGGTTTATTTTTGGATTTGAATATACCAGAATAAAATTTTTTGGCTTCGGGTTATTCTTAAAATATTTATAGACTATATCGTATCTTTTTGACCATAACGCAAAATTGCAATGCGGGTTTTTTATAGCTATGTTTACATAGTTAATTAAATTAATCTCATTAATTAATTCACCATGAGAGTTGAATCTAAAAAAAGCGCTATTGATGGTAGGCAGCCCGTCAGGATGCAAGATCCTCGCCGCCAGCGCCTGAGAATTTCTTTCAAGCGCTGGCGCCATGTTTTTTCTGAAAGTGTTCAACATGGTGTGAGAATAGCAAAAATTACAAATATTGTTTTTATCTTTTTTGCTGTTTTGCTTAATGCAATATTTATTGGTCACGGTATTAGTTGAAATAGATTGGAAGCCCTCCAATTTACCCGTCATTTTTGATATATGGATCATATAATATAATATAACATCCCATATAATAAAATCAACAACTAAATTAATTTATTTTCAACTAAAAAGTGATTGACACAACATATAGGGGGCTTGACGCTGGGCGGGCCCACCCAAACAAAAAAAACAATGGGGGGGAGGGCTTGACGCTTTACTAAAAAGGGCGCGCTGCGCGCGCTTGATGCTTGATGCTTGATGCTTGATGATTAATTCCAGACCCATTGGCTAGTTGGTTATTATCTAGAATGCCTATATCTCCAATGGATCTGGAATTACTGATCCGATGCTCATGATTGTTGCAGAGTTCTACATCGGATCAGGGATCAGTACTCTTCCCACTAGTAGATCTATAGACTACAGCAGTAATAGTAACTGATCCCTGATCCATGCTTATCCAAAAGGCATCAGTTTATTTGGCTATTGATATCTTGCCTATAAACATGGATCAGGGATCAGTTGTCTTATGGCAAACAAGCTTTCACTTGGCTGGACATTCCAACGCCATTTCCAACACAACTAATCCCAGATCCTATTGCCGTTGATCTAGACTCGGCTTCAACAATAGGATCTGGGATCAGTGGTGGACACTTGTGCACTAATCCACCGTTGATCCCTGATCCACTCAACTCTTGCGAGGAAGCCTAGCGAGGCAAACCGCTTAGAGCCGTTTTGAAAGAGTTCCACAACTAAATGTCGAAACTCTAACTCTACTCTAAGGCGTGAGTAGATCAGGGATCAGTACAGATTGCGTTGGTTAGGTCAATCCCCGCTACTAACAATCTGTATATGTCCCACCTATTTAAATACGAACTAAAGTTGTTTTAAATAGATAATGACACTATAACAGAATATCCTATAATAGTCAAGCATTATTTTTTATCTCCTTTATTATTTTTTCTAACCCTGATATTTTTTCTTCTGCTCTATCAACTATTTCTTGGTCTTTTTTTCTCTGCTCTAAGTTTTTAGTAATTTTATGCATTAATCTATCATAAGACTTAGAATGACCTAGTCTGATATCATTGATTTTATTGTTTAAGGCTTCAACTATTTTTTCTACTTGGTCATCTGTTAAATTAAATGTTTTCATAACCTATACTATAACATAATATCCCATACATGTCAAGAGCCAAATTGTCGCAGGCAACTTCAGGTTGTATCTGTGGGGGCTTGAAGACGGGCGGGCCCACCCATAAAAAAAATAAAAACTGCCTTAATTTTGCCTTATTTATCTTATATAATCCCATATAGAAAGTGAGGACTAAATATGTCAAAAGAAGATGGAACAATTAACTTGTCCGATAAAAAAGTTAAATTTTGGACTGAGTTAATTAACAACGAGACTAATGATAAAAAAAGAGCATTGTCTCGTAATCTCGAGCAGAAAGTCGACGATAATGTTGATAATAAATTCAATGAGATGTTAAAGGAATTGAAATTATTAAAACCTTATCAGGACCATGAAACTAGTTGCAAGGAACTTGAGGACTTTGAAAATCAAAAAGATTTAAAACTTCAAAGTTTAAAAGATAAAAAAAGAAGTACTTGTAGCTCAATCATTGACCTTTACAATAGACAAGCTAAAATTCATAATTGGGAAACTATTTATGATGATGAGGATCTGGATATTGACGATGTAAAAAGAAAGTTGATGAGTGTTTGTAGAGATGAGTTGTTTAATGAGTATAAGAAAACAACCGAGGATGGCAAGTTGCTTCAAGAAATAGACAATAGAAAAAAAGCGATGTTAATTGCATTAAATCAACCGAAATTGAAATTTAAAGAAGTTGATTTTAATGAGGCTATGTCTAAGGGCTTTGACGCTATTGGAATTGCTTATACTTCTATGGATATTAAACAATTAAGTTAAACAAGTCATAATGTTGCCATAGTTTTATATTACTATGGCAACTGAAAGCGAGGATAATATGAAAGTAAAAGAATATAAAAATATAAAGGACTATATTAAAAAAACAAAAGGTATTACAATTTGTAAAGCTAAAAAATGTAATGAACCATTATACAACAATCAAAGTACATCAAATAAGAAATATTGTATGAATTGCGGATAATATGAATTAATAAAAATTCTGGTGGGTAATACCCTTAATGGTGTTGAGTGGTTCACGATACACACCGCCAGGTTGTATAGTGGGGGCTTGATGATGGGCGGGCCCACCCAAAAAAAAAAATAAACACACCCACTACATCTTGTGTTGAGTTATCCACAGGGCACAAATCACCCCTATTTTTTTCTTGAATTCTAGGATATTATGTTATACAATACTTTTATATTAACTTAACGAAAGGAATATAATGTTAGAAGTACACTACAACGCGATGAACAAGTACAACCAAGAGACTTTCAAAGATGACGAAAGAAAACAAGCGGACACTCTAGGTTGGTTAATGATGGCAATCGGAGTAAATGAAATCACAGAAAAAACTATTGATGAAATGATTTTCAGAACTAGGTTTTTAGATTTTGTTTGGGGTAAGTCTTATTTTGTAAGTAATCCAAGTGACGCAGATTTAAGACAGCTATTCAAAAATTATTTAGGTTTAAGAATAGTAATCACAAATCGAGGTCTTAAAGATAAAAGAACTAGACACAAGTTTATGGTTAATCAATTACACAACATAGAAAGAAAGATTTTGGAGAAGATAAATAACTAGGCTTCGTTAAGGCAACTAATAGATGTATGCAATAACTGCATACATCTTGAGGTTGTAGTTGGGGGCATGATGACGGGCGGGCCCACCCTAAATCAATAGAGGTACCAAGTCCATTTTGGAATTTGAACTTTTTTCCTTAAGCGATTACCTTCTTTAAAATAGGGGTCCCAATCTTCACCCTTTATAGCTTGATTTTGACGGTCAAAGCCGCTAAATTCATTATGGGTCCCATATATGCAAGTAGACATAGAAAAAATTAAAAAATTACCACCAGATCAGAGAGAAGACTTCATGAAGATGTATCTCAAACATAATGAGATGGTCAAGGTGGATAACATCCAGGCAAATTTTTTAAGTTTTGTAAAGCATATGTGGCCTGAATTTATAGAGGGACCCCATCATAAAATTATTGCAGAAAAATTTAATGCTTTGGCAGAAGGCAAATTAAAAAGATTAATTGTGAATATGCCGCCAAGACATACGAAATCAGAGTTCGCCAGTTCCCTGTTGCCAGCTTGGATGATCGGGCGTACACCAAAATTAAAAATAATTCAAACAACTCACACAGGGGAACTAGCGATTCGGTTCGGTAGAAAGGCTAAAACACTTATGGATTCCCCAGAGTATAAACAAGTCTTTGAGACAAGACTTAGAGAAGATTCACAAGCAGCAGGCAGATGGGAAACCGCTCAAGGCGGCGAGTACTTTGCAGCTGGTGTTGGTGGAGCAATAACGGGTCGTGGTGCTGATTTATTAATCATTGATGATCCTCACTCGGAGCAAGATGCCCTCAACATGACTGCACTTGAGAGAGCTTATGAATGGTATACTTCAGGTCCACGTCAACGTTTGCAGCCAGGTGGAGCCATCGTTTGTGTAATGACAAGATGGAATACAAAAGATTTAACAGGCATGCTGTTGCAGCATCAAAAGGAAGCTAAAGCAGATCAATGGGATCTAATAGAATTTCCAGCTATCATGCCATCAGGTAATCCTGTCTGGCCACAGTATTGGAATGTCAAGGAACTAGAAACTGTAAAAGCATCCTTATCTATCGGTAAATGGAATGCGCAGTGGATGCAGAACCCTACATCTGAAGAAGGTGCAATTATAAAACGAGAGTGGTGGAAGAAATGGACAGCAGATAAACTTCCAAAACTAGAACACGTCATACAATCGTATGATACTGCATTCATGAAAAAGGAAACTGCGGATTACTCCGCCATTACTACTTGGGGAGTGTTTCGTGAGAATGAAGACAAGCCCGCTAATCTAATTTTAGTAGATGCCTTAAAGGGTAGATACGAGTTTCCAGAATTAAGAAGGAAGGCTCTAGAATCTTATAAATACTGGCAACCAGAAACTGTTTTAGTAGAGGCTAAGGCTTCAGGACTGCCTTTGACGTATGAGTTGAGGAACATGGGAATACCTGTAATTAACTTTACGCCGAGCAAAGGAAATGATAAACATACTCGTGTTAACTCGGTCGCACCACTATTTGAGAGTGGAACGATATGGGCGCCCACTAATAAAAATTTTGCACAGGAAGTAATTGAAGAATGTGCAGCGTTTCCTTATGGTGATCACGATGACTTAGTTGATAGTATGACACAAGCTGTTATGCGATTTAGACAGGGGGGATTGATTCCGCATCCTGAAGATTATAAGGATGAGAAAATACCTCCTAAAAAGTATAAATATTATTGGTAGATTATGGCAAGAAATTTAGATGAACCAGGCGCAAACTTTAATCAGTTATTAGAGTTATCCTTAAAACTTCAAAACGCTAGAACCTTTGCAGGTACTGTTGCTGATGCATCCACAGAAATGGAACAATACCCAGATACTTATTTAAGACCTGGTGAAACTTTAGAAGATTGGACAGGACATTATTTTAGAAAACCCAACGCTGCTGGCGGCAGAGTAGGTTTTAATAAGGGTGGATCATTTCAAGATATACTTAGAAGATATTGGCAAGGAATGGGTCCATGGGGAAAAGGATCTACTGGAGCTTTTTATGCTTCTGATTTATATGATGCACTAGCTCCGTATCTTGGCATGATGTTTAGTGAAGGTGGACGTGTAGGTTTTAATAAGGGCGGTATGGATAGAAGAACTTTCTTAAAAATTATGGGAAGTTTAGCTACTGTGCCAGTTCTCGGTAAGTTTGTTAAATTTACAAAACCTGCAGTTGACTTTACAGTAAAATTAAGAACCAGACTTTTTAATTCTGATGTTGATTATGGGGACAGTGGAGAAGCCTTTTTTGATATATCAGCTTTAACTCCTAAAGTTAAAAAAGTTTTACATGGTCTTATGAAAAATAAATCAGCCACTAAACCTGCGAAAACAGGCAAAGATTATCTTAGTATAAAGCCTGGAGACGCTAAATCCGTTATTAAAGAATTAAAAAAATCAGGATTCAAAGGAAAAATAACAGGTATTGTTGATGAGGGTACGGATGTATTAGATGATGCAGTAAAACAAGGTAAGAAATATCCTGGTGCTAAAGAATGGGCAGATACTTTTAAAAAACAATCAATGAAACAAAATATAAAACAACATTCCAAACGTAATTATGTAGTTTATGAAAACGATCCAGGTTGGATAAAGCACATGGATGAAGTAATAAATGCTTCTAGTAAGTCTACAAAAGCAACAGATAAAGTAATACATAAACCTTGGACAAGTACAATTGATGAAGTAGTAGATCTTCTGGAACCCGTTGTTAAAAAAGCAGAAGGCGGCCGTATCTACGGTAAATACGCCCAGCAACTAGCATCAGGCGGCAGGGTAGGTTATGACAAAGGAGACGTCGTACTTCCAAAAGCTAAACCTTCAGAAGAAGAAATTAAAACAATTAAATGGGGACAAGTTTTAAATCTTTTAAAAAAAGTCAGAGGCGGAATGGGACATAGAGGTTGGCTTAATATGGTTAGTGAACATTTAGATGATGGTTTAAGAGAAGGAATTATTTCTAAAGAACAATTCAATAAAGCTATTATGCCATTATTTGGTCAGGCAGGAGAAGCACAAACAAGGGCTCTTGAAAAAGATGACTCACTTCCAGTAAAAGATTTATTAGAAATACAAGGGGAGAAACGAGAAGACTATCCAGCTTATCTATTAGCTAAAGGTGGTAGAGTGGGTCTTGCAGAAGGTTCAGGTGAACCTTATATGCCTCCATTAAATAAATATGCTTTTGGTCTTGGATTTTCTGAAATTAATGATATGGAGAATATTGAACCAGGGTATTTATCTGAAAATATTTTAAAGGATATTGTTGAAAGTAAGGGAGAAGGAATAGAGAATTTATTATTTAAAATTTATAAAAATGATCCAGATAAACTTCTTAATTTTTATTTTGGAATGGGTCCTGAAAGAGCAGAAATGGGTATTAAAAAAACTTTTAATGGAGGTGGTAGAGTAGGTCTTGCAGAGGGAGATACACCTAGTCAAGCGTGGATGAGAAATTATTTTTTTGAGGCAGGCTATGATGATCAAGGTGTAATTACTTTAGATGAATATATAAATGGTCCAATAGGATGGAAAGATTATATGGAACATGGACCAGGTGCATTATGACCAAAAAACTAACAACCACAACCCCACCAAAATCAGGCCCAACACCACAGGGGTTGAATATTAAATATAATACTGCTAAAGTAGTAGTATCGGAGAAAATAAATGGCAGAAATAGACAAAGCTTTACCGAACGTAAAGCAAACAATAAACGTACCTAGTCAAGAAGACGTAGAATTAGCGGAACAGGAAAAACTTATTGAGCAGCAAGAAGCTGGTCAACCTGTTGAACAAATTGAAAATGAGGATGGTAGCATTGATATAAATTTTGATCCCAATGCTGTGAATCCTGGACAAGATGCTGGGCACTTTGCCAATTTAGCAGAATTACTTCCCGATAATATTTTAGATCCATTAGGTTCTAAACTTTACCAAGATTTTACAGATTATAAAACTTCAAGAAAAGAATGGGAGCATTCTTATGTTAAAGGTTTAGATCTTTTAGGTTTTACTTATGAAGAACCAACAGAACCTTTTAAAGGAGCTTCAGGTGCAACACACCCAGTGTTAGCTGAAGCGGTAACTCAATTTCAATCATTAGCTTACAAAGAATTACTTCCTGCAGAAGGTCCAGTTAGAACTCAAATATTAGGAATGCCTAATCCAGATAAAGAAGCTCAGGCGTTGAGAGTTAAACAATTTATGAATTATCAAATCATGGATCAAATGAATGAGTACGAAGCAGAATTTGATCAAATGTTATTTTATTTACCATTAGCAGGTTCTGCATTTAAAAAAGTTTATTATGATGACATAATGCAGAGAGCAGTTTCAAAATTTGTTCCTGCGGATGATTTAGTGGTTCCGTATACAGCTACCTCATTAGATGATGCGGAATCGATCATTCATGTTGTTAAAATGTCTGAAAATGAATTAAGAAAACAACAGGTGGGAGGATTCTATAGAGACTTAGAATTGAGTCCATCTTTCTTAAATGAAACAGACGTTGATAAAAAAGAACGAGCCCTAGAAGGAGCTTCTAAAGGAAGAGATGATAGGGTTTATACATTATTAGAATGTCATGTTAATTTAGATTTAGATGGTTTTGAAGATAAAGATGAAACTGGAGAACCTACAGGAATAAAACTTCCTTATCTTGTAACTGTTGAAGATGGTACAAGAAAAGTTTTATCTATTAGAAGAAATTATGAAGTAGGTGATCCTTTAAAAAAGAAGATCCAATATTTTGTTCACTTTAAATTTTTACCAGGACTTGGTTTTTATGGTTTTGGTTTAATACATATGATTGGTGGACTATCTAGAACAGCGACAGCAGCATTGAGATCAATGCTAGATGCAGGTACCTTGTCTAATTTACCTGCAGGCTTTAAAATGCGTGGCATAAAAATGAGAGATGAAGCACAAGCTCTTCAACCAGGTGAATTTAGAGATGTAGATGCACCAGGTGGAAATTTAAGAGATGCTTTTATGCCATTACCTTTTAAAGAGCCGTCACAAACTTTATTACAACTTATGGGTGTCGTGGTATCTGCAGGACAACGATTCGCATCCATTGCGGACCTGCAAGTAGGAGACGGGAACCAACAAGCAGCAGTGGGCACGACAGTCGCTATGTTGGAAAGAGGATCTAGAACAATGTCGGCAATCCACAAGAGATTGTATGCTGCAATGAAAAGAGAATTTAATTTATTGGCAAGAGTTTTCAAATTATATCTACCTCCGATCTATCCTTATGATGTTGTTGGTGGTCAAAGACAAATCAAGCAAACTGACTTCGACGACAGAGTAGATATACTGCCAGTTGCAGATCCAAACATCTTTAGTCAAACTCAAAGAATATCCCTCGCACAAACGGAGCTGCAATTGGCAACATCAAATCCACAGCTTCATAATCAATATGAAGTTTATCGGAACATGTACGAAGCTTTAGGTGTTAAAGATATTGATTTAATATTGAAAAAACCACCTCAGCCGACTCCAAAAGACCCTGCATTAGAACATATTGATGCAATGGCTGGAAATAAGTTTCAAGCATTTCCTGGACAGGATCATCAATCACATATTACAGCTCATTTAAATTTTATGGCAACAAATATGGTAAGAAATGCACCTATGGTAGCTGCTGCAATTGAAAAAAACTGCCTAGAACACATTTCTTTGATGGCACAAGAGCAAATTGAGCTAGAATTTAACGATGAAATGAAGCAATTAGCGCAAATGCAGCAAATAATGCAACAAAATCCGCAAAATATGCAAGTTCAGAACGAAATGATGGCGCTACAACAAAAAATTGAAGCTAGAAAAGCAACTTTAGTCGCAGAAATGATGGAAGAATTCGCAAAAGAGGAAAAAGCGATAACTTCACAGTTTGATAATGACCCAATTGCTAAATTAAGAGCTAGAGAACTTGATATTAGAGCAATTGACAACGAGAAAAAGCAAAAAGAAGCAGAAGCAAGATTAAACCTAGATAAAATGAAGGCTATGATGGCTCAAGACATTCATGACGATAAATTAGATCAAAATGAAGAATTAGCAGAGTTAAGAGCCGATACTTCGATAGAAAAGCAAGAAATGGCGAATGAAAACAGATTAACACTCGCTAGAATGAAACCAAGACCAAACGGGAGGAATTAATGTGGTTATCAGCAATTAAACTAGCGTTAAACGCAGGAACGCACATATACAAGAAAAAACAAGAAACAAAGATGGCTATGGCTGATGCACAGCATATGGCAGCCACTAAGATGGCCCGAGGCGAGACAGAATACCAGGGCAAACTTTTAGAAGCCCGTCAAAACGACTATAAGGACGAGGTAGTTTTATTGATACTCACGTTGCCCATTTTGGTGCTCGCATATGGGGTCTGGTCGGACGATCCGATGGCTATGGAGAAGATAAAAATCTTTTTCGAGCATTTCCAGGCACTGCCGAGCTGGTTTACAAATTTATGGATCCTTGTATGCGCGAGTATTTTTGGTATAAAGGGAACACAAATATTTAGAGGAGGAAAGAAATAATGCCAGGAAAAGAAATAAAAGGAAGAAGTAAAATAGCAAAATACAATAAAGGTGGAAGAGTAAAACTTAACACAGGTGGATATATTGGAAGATATATTAAAGGTGATCTTGGTGGTAAAAAAGTTTCAAATCCATCTTATGCAAAATACTACAAAGGATTGGTATAGGTGGATCCATTAGTAGTTGTTGCTAAATTACAAAAAATATTACAGGAAAATCTTCAGCGTATTGGAGACACTATGATTAGTGGTGGTATTGACAATATGGAGAAATATCAGTATATGTTAGGACAGGCACGTGCATATCAGTACGCGCTTCAGGAAATCTCTAACCTGCTAAAATCGAAGGAGCAAAAAGATGAGCAAGGAAATGTTATCAACATCGGAAAAGGAAATTCCAAAACATAGGAATGCACTTTCTGAAAAATATGAAGAAGCTAAAAAAATTGGTTCAGAACCTGAACCGTTAAATCCAGAAAATATTAAAAAACAAAGTTCCCAGTTGCCAGATCCTAGTGGCTGGAGACTTTTAGTTTTACCTTTCACACCGAAAGAAAAAACTAAAGGTGGAATTTTAATTGCACAAGAATCATTAGAAAAATTACGTATCGCAACTAATTGCGGTTATGTATTAAAAGTAGGACCGTTGGCCTACTATGACAAAGAAAAGTTTCCAACGGGACCGTGGTGTAAAAAAGGTGATTGGGTTATTTTTGCACGTTACGCAGGATCAAGACTACCCATCGAAGGCGGTGAAGTACGCTTATTAAATGACGATGAGGTTTTGGGTAAAATAGATAATCCAGAATCCGTACTTCATAATATATAATCATAGGAGGAACTATGCCAGAAGATAAAGAACCAAAAACAGTTGATATAGATACTTCGGGACCAGGTGCCGATGTTGAATTACCAGAAGAAAAAATAACAGAAAATGTAGAGGTTGCAGATGAAACTGTTCAAGACAGTCCTAAGCCCGATGATACATCTGAGAAATCTGATGTCGAGTCTAATGTTCAGGATAGCAAACAAGAAACAAGCGACAAGGAACAAGAAACTAAGGAAGAAGAAAAACCAAAAGAAGAGCTAGAAGATTATAGTGATGGCGTTAAGAAAAGAATAGCTAAACTAACTAAGAAGTGGCGAGAAGCTGAAAGGCAAAGAGAAGCCGCTTTAGATTTTGCTAGGGGTGTCCAAAAAGAATCTTCTTTAATAAAAAATAGACTAACAAAATTAGAACCTAATTATGTTAGTGCAATGGAAGATAAAGTTGTAGCTGGTCTAGAAGCAGCTAAAGCAAAACTTGCAGCAGCGAGAGAAGCAAATGATATTAATGCGGAAGTAGAAGCGCAGAAAATGATTGCTCAAATCGGTGTTGAAGAAGCAAGAGTTGCTAGTTTAAAGACACAGGCTGAAGAAACTAAAGAGAGGATGAAACTGTCAAGAGGAACACCTTCTTTAGATCAAACTTTGCAACAAGCACCTATAGCAGATCCAAAAGCAGAAGCATGGGCAGAAAAAAATCCATGGTTTGGAGCAGATTCAGCGATGACTTATACTGCTTTTGATTTACATAAAAAACTAACAGAACAAGAGGGGTTCGACCCAAATACAGATGAGTATTATGCTGAAGTAGATCGTAGAATGAAACTTGACTTCCCGCATAAATTTGATAGAACTGAACCTAAGGAATCGACTAAACCGACACAAACAGTAGCGTCAGCGACGCGAAGTGTCAAACCTGGTCGCAACACCGTGAGACTCACATCCTCAGAGGTAGCAATCGCTAAAAAATTAGGTGTGCCACTTGAAGAATATGCGAAACAAAAACAATACACGAAGGAGGCGTAAGGCATATGAGTACAGATAAAATAAAAACTTCCCGTGCGAGTCAAACAAGAGCTAAAACAGCTCAAAAAACTGTTTGGACTCCACCATCATCTTTAGAT